AGTAGAGTTTTATGCTCAAAGTCGCCACCGATTACGCCCAGTCCATTGTCGACGGGCGCCGCCCCGCAGGGAAATGGATTTACGCGGCAGCAAAAAGATTTCTAGCGGATCTCGAGCGCGCGGATATTTATTTCGACGCCGCAGAATCTGAGCGCATGGGCGCGTTCTTCGGCGAGCTCACGCTGATCGGCGACTCGACCGGCGAACCCTTCGCGCTCGCTCCCTGGCAACAGTGGGCGATCGCGAATCTCTATTGTTGGCGCAACACCGACGACAACGAGCGGCGCGTTTCGAACGGCCTACTCCAGGTGGGTCGCGGAAACGGGAAGACGACGCTCATGGCGGGGCTCTGTCTCTACGACCTCTTGAGCGGATCGGGCAAGCGGGTCCACTGTGTCGCGAATCGAGTCGAGCAGGGGGAGATCCTCCTGGACACCGCGCGCGAAATGGCGAAGGGTCTCGGCGACCGGCTCAAGACCTACCAATTCACGCTTGAGGATCGCGACCATGATTGCATTATGTCGGTGCTCCCATGCAAGGCGTCGAGCCTCGACGGCCTCACGCCCAGCTTGTGGATCGCGGACGAGGCGGCAGAGTTCAAGGGGAGGTTCCTAAGCAAGCTCGTGAGCGCAGGCGCCAAGAGAAAGAGCTGTCTCGGCGTGATCATTTCGACGCCTGCCGACAATCCCGACGGGATCTACCACGAGAAAGTCACCCACGCCGAAGCGATTATGCGCGGCGACATCGTCGACGATTCGACCGTCGCAATGCTTTACGGCATCGATGCAGGCGACTCCCTCGAGGACGAAGAGGGATGGCTTAAGGCGAACCCCGGCGCCGAGTACGGCCAACCGGCGGTGAAATCAATTCGGCGCGCGTGGACGAGCGCGAAAACCACGCCGATGGGACGCTCAGAATTTGCCAGATACAACTGTTGCCGTATGACGGACAGCACTGGCGGTTGGTTGGATATGTCCCTATGGCCTGCGCCTACGGAAATCGACTGGGAATCGCTGCGCGGTCGACCGGCGTGGGTCGGTCTCGACCTCTCGAAGTCGCTCGACATGACCGCGCTCGTGATTGCCGTCCCGCTCGAGGATGGCGCCGTCGCACTGCGCGGCCATTACTGGTGGCCGGACGCCGATGTGAAACAGCGCGAGCTCGACTACCGACTCCCCGTGAGAACCTGGGCGCTCGACGGCCACATCGAACTGACACCAGGGCGCGACATCGATTACCACGCGGTGCTCGCCAAATTGGTCGAGATCGCAGGCTTTTTCAGCGTTCAAACGATCGCGTTTGATCGTTGGGGCTCGACTTTCTTTGCCGAATCCTGCGTGAATGAGGGGCTCCCGCTTGCGACCTACTCGCAAGGCATCGCCACGATGGGCCCAGGATGCCAGCTCTGGCAACAATACTGGGTGGGAAATCGCCTTCGCGTCGGCAACGATCCCGTACTCCGCAACGCTTGCCGCACCGCGATCCCGATTCGCGACAGCAATGGCAACATCAAGATCGACAAACGCATCAAGTCGACGATCATCGATCCGCTTGTTGCCGCGATCATGGCGCTCCACGCATGGGGCGGCGAGGCGCGCAGCGTTTACGAAGAAGCGTAGTTTGGCGCATTCCCGCGCGAGCGCATGATCACATCATGCTCGTGTGCTCAAGGAATTAGTCCAACGCCTGTTCCCATCGTCGTGGATCGGTCACAACTACCCGATTTCATGGCTAGGTAACGACATGAGCGGCGTCGTGCCGACGGTCAATCCGTTCCAGGCACTGCGATTCACGCCTGTGTATCGCGCCGTGACGCTCATCGCGAGCGACATCGCGCGCATCGAATCATCGATCAGCGACTCGCAGTGCGATTCGCTGTGGCAGAATCCATCGACATTCATGTCGGCGTTTGAGTTCCGGCGCTCCATGTTGATGAACGCGCTCCTATGGGGCAACTCGTTCGCCGTGATCAACCGCACCGCGAGCGGCGAATTGGTCGAGCTCTTGCCGATGCTGTCGGAGCAGATCTCGCTCGATCTCTCGAGCGGCCGACCGCGCTACAAGACTCCGCAATATGGCGTACTCGAGGCAGAGGATGTGCTGCACTTCCGCGCGCCTGGGCTCTCGGGAATTTGGGGCGAGTCGCCGATCAACATGTGCAAGACATCGATGTCGCTCCTGTCTGCACAGGAAACGATGGCGCTCAAGAACTTCGCGAACGCTGGCAATCCGAAGATTGCAATTGTCCATCCGATGAAGCTTTCGCCGGAGGCGATGCAGCGCATTGAACGCGACTACATCTCGAGGCACTCGGGATCAGAGAACGCCGGTCGTCCGCTCGTGATGGCTGAGGGCGTCAAGATCGAACGCATTTCGTCGACGCTCGACGACACCGGCCTCGAGGCCGCGCGCCGCTACTCGATCGGCGATGTCTGCCGCATTTACGGCGTTCCCGCCTCATACCTCAGCGAATCCGTCGGACCTTCCTACGGCACCCTCGAGTGGCTATCGCGCATGTATGTCGACTCCTGCCTGCGCCAGTGGTGCGCGGCGATCGAGGGCGAAATCCTGCGCAAGCTCGGCGACGGCACCGAACAGATGTACTGGGATCTCGATGACTTCGTGCGCCCAGGCATCGCGGAGCAGATGGCCGCTCTGCGAACTGGCGTCGAAGGTGGATTCCTCACGCGCAACGAGGCGCGCGAATCCCTCGAGCTCGAGCCCCTGCCTGGACTCGATGCGCCTGTGGTCGCCCTGAACATGGGGACCGGCGGCGGAACGACCAACAAGGGCACCGACACATCCGCAGAAGAGGGCACTCCAAATGATTTCTAGACGCGATTTCACCTCGGCGCCTGCAATTGAAGGCCGAACACTGACCGGCATCGCTGCGGTCTACGGCCAACCGTCGCGCCTCATCCGCGAGCAAGGTCGATCGTTCACTGAGCGCATCGACGCAGGCGCATTCGGCAGCATTGGCGATGTCAAGCTCTATTACGGCCACGATGCGTCAATGCCGCTCGCGCGCACCCAGTCGGGGACACTGAAACTCGATTCGCGCGCCGATGGCCTGCACTACACCGCGACGCTTCCTGAGACCACACTGGGAAACGATGTTCGCGAACTTCTCTCGCGCGGCGATCTGACCGGCGCGATGAGCTTCGGCTTCTATGTCACGCGCGACACTTGGAACAAGCAACGCACTGAGCGCACCGTCAACGCGGCGACTCTCGTCGAGGTGTCGTTGGTCCAAGACGCCGCCTACCCACAAACGACTTCAAGCCTGCGTCATGTTGGCGCAGAATTTCAAAGGGCCGTGGATGCACGGCTTGAACTGCACCTCCACAGGATGCGAACCTATGTCTGATCTCGAAAAGCTCCAGAACATCACCCACCACTACCGCAAGTCGCTCGAGGCCTACGAGGCGCGCACCGGTCACAAGCCGCAGTCGGTCGACACCGTCGGCTCTGGCGAAGAGAAGGAAAAGTTCGCGCGCATGGATGCGGACATGACCGCCGTCGAACTTCGCGCGCAGAACGCCGCGCTCGAGGCGCGACTGTCGAAGATCGAGAAGACCCCGAAGTTCAACGCTCGCGTCCCTGGCGCGCGCGCCGATCGCATCGAATCTTCCGACGATTACACCAACCGCTACATGAGCGCACTCCTGAGCGGTGATCAGCGTGAGCTCCGCGCCGTGACCGCACTGGCGAACGATTCCGCAGGCGCAGGCATTCCGACCGACATGGAACGCCGCATCGTCGAGCGGATGTACCAGAATTCAGTAATGCGCCAGCTCGGCGTGGTCAACCAAGTCGACTCGAAGCGGACGATCACGATCGAGAGCGGCCTGCCGACCACGACCAAGACCGCGGAATCTGCCGCAGACCCAGGCACCGGAACCGCGGCGACTCTCAGTTTCCCGACCTTCGGCACTCAGATCTCTGTGGCGTACACCAAGTATGTCACGCCGGTCAAGATGTCGCAGGAATTCCTCGAGGACGCCATCGGTAGCGGCGGCATCGGCTCAGGCATGGATTATGTGGCGCGCAAGTGTGCGCAGTCGATGGCACTGAAGCACGACGAGCAGTTCACGATGGGCGACGGCTCCGGCGACCCGCAAGGCGTGGCGCTCAAGGCGCTGATCACTCAGAAGATCACTTCTGCGACTGTTGCGGCGATCACTGCGGACAACATCATCGACACCTACCACGCGGTTCCGGTTCCGTACCGCACCTCGCCGAAGTTCTCGTGGCTGATGTCTGACGCAGTTCTCAAGACTGTCCGCAAGCTCAA